GATTGCTCTTTGCAAGCCGTGCCATGCCAGAATCCATGCCGAGCGAGGTGATCGTTGGCACAACCATGACCGGTAGGGGCGGTCGAAATCTCTGTGACCTTTATGCCGTGCAACGGGCGTGGGGTCTTACGCACAAATTCGCAATTTCAAACGGGGTATATAGGCCCTGCCAAAGGAGGTGTTGTAATTGGCTAAGGACGGTACCAACCGTGGCGGCGCTCGAATGGGCGCAGGAGCGAAAAAGAAACCCTTAGCTGACAAAATCGCTGAAGGAAATCCGGGCAAACGCACATTGACTGTCATTGACTTTGATAACCAATCGGTCGATTTGGAAGGTCAAGCGATGCCCAAGCCATCCAAGCTCCTGTCCGCCAAACAGAAGGATGGCAAAAAGCTGGTCGCAGCTGATATTTACAAAAAGACATGGGACTGGCTCCACGAGCGTGGCTGTGCAGCACTTGTGTCTCCGCAGCTTCTGGAGCGTTACTCCATGAGCGTGGCCCGTTGGATTCAGTGTGAAGAAGCCATCACCGAGTTTGGTTTTCTGGCAAAGCATCCGACTACGGGCAATGCAATCCAGTCGCCTTATGTGGCCATGAGTCAGAACTTCATGAGTCAGACCAACAGGCTCTGGATGGAAATCTACCAAATCGTAAAAGAAAATTGTGCCACAGAATACGGCGGCGCTACTCCACAGGATGATGTGATGGAACGCCTTCTGATGGCAAGGAAAGGAATTTGATATGAACATTTCTTATAAAACTGCCGAGAGTGTCTGCGCTGGACACCCGGATAAATTATGCGACCTCATCGCCGATGCCATTCTGGACGAGTGCCTGAAGAAGGACCGATATTCCCGTGTGGCCTGTGAGGTTATGGCGACAAAAGGAAAAATCTTTGTATGTGGTGAGATTACCTGCTCCAAGAAAATCGACATCCGCTTGGTGGTCCGCCAGACCCTTGCCAAGGTCGGATACAATCCTTTGAAGTTCATCATTTTTGTATATGTGCATCGCCAGAGCGCTGACATCGCCGGTGGCGTAAACAAAGCGCTGGAAACCCGTGAAGTAGATACCGACGATATCTTTGCTTCCATCGGCGCCGGTGATCAGGGCACTGTTTATGGTTATGCCACCAACGAGACATGGGCAAAGATGCCTACTCCTATCCTTTTCGCCAACGACCTGTGCAAGCGTATGGACGACGCAATGCATGACGGAACCATCCGTGATATTGGTCCTGACGGAAAAGCGCAGGTCACTGTAGAATATCAGGATGGCAAACCTATCCGTGCAAAAAATATCATCGTTTCCGTACAGCACAAGGATACTAAGAGTCTGGATGAGCTTCGCCGTGAAATTATCACCGAAATCATCTATCCTCTGCTCAATCGCTACCACTTTCCGAAGGATGCAGAAATCCTCATCAATCCTTCCGGTCGCTTCGTCGCTGGTGGCCCTGCTGCCGATACTGGTCTTACCGGCAGAAAGCTCATGGTGGATACTTACGGTGGTCTTGCTGCACACGGCGGCGGTGCCTTCTCCGGTAAGGATGCCACTAAGGTTGACCGCAGCGGCGCATACATGGCAAGAGCTGTCGCTCGTAACATCGTAGGCGCATGGCTGGCAGACCGTTGTCAGGTTTCTATCTCCTATGCCATTGGCAAGGCAGAACCTACTGCCGTTGAGATTGACACCTTCGGTACAGAAAAGGTCGATGTGGAAATTATCCGCAAGGCCGTGATGGAGGTCTTTGACCTGCGTCCCGCTGCAATCATTTCTCTGTTGCACCTGCGCAGTCCTTACTTCTCCGAGACCACTGCTTACGGCCACTTCAACGGTTATAAAGGCTCTTGGGAAAACTTAGATAAGACCAAAGAACTGAAAAAGGCGGTGGAAAAGTATGCTGATTGAGAAAAAGAACACGGCAGAACTTCTGCCTGCCGATTATAACCCTCGTAAAGATTTGAAACCCGGCGACAAGGAATATGAAAAGCTGAAGCGCTCCATTGAGCAGTTCGGCTATGTGGAACCGGTCATCTGGAATAAGACCACTGGCCGTGTTGTCGGTGGTCACCAGCGCTTAAAGGTTCTCATCGACATGGGCATGACCGAAGTGGACTGCGTTGTGGTGGAGCTTTCCGAGGAAAAAGAAAAAGCGCTGAATGTGGCGCTCAATAAAATCAGCGGCGAATGGGACAATGACAAGTTGGCCCTCCTGATCGCTGACCTGCAGGGCACCGATTTCGATGTATCCCTGACCGGCTTTGAGCCTGCGGAGCTGGAGTCCCTGTTCCGTGAGGACACCAAGAAAGGTGTCCACGATGACGACTTCGATGTGGATGCCGAGCTGAAGCAGCCGACCTTCTCCAAGGCCGGTGACCTTTGGCAGCTGGGCGGACACCGTCTGGTCTGCGGTGACTCCACCAAGGCTGAAACCTATGCCATCCTGATGAACGGCAAGGTCGCCAATCTGGTGGTGACGGACCCTCCGTACAATGTGAACTACGAAGGCAGTGCTGGTAAAATCAAAAACGACAATATGGAAAACAGCGCCTTCTATCAATTCCTTCTAGATGCATACACGCAGATGCACTCTGCTATGGCTGAGGACGCTTCCATTTATGTTTTCCACGCTGATACTGAAGGACTGAACTTCCGCAGAGCATTTGCCGATGCGGGATTTTATTTGTCCGGCACCTGCATCTGGAAGAAACAATCTCTGGTGCTGGGCCGCAGTCCTTACCAGTGGCAGCATGAGCCTGTGCTGTTTGGCTGGAAGAAAGCCGGTAAGCACCAATGGTACACAGGCCGTAAGGAAACGACCATCTGGGAATTTGATAAGCCTAAGAAAAATTGCGACCATCCGACCATGAAGCCTATCCCGCTTCTGGCGTATCCGATTATGAATTCCAGCATGGCTAACTCGCTGGTATTGGACCCGTTCGGTGGTTCCGGCAGCACACTTATCGCCTGCGAACAGACCAACCGTATCTGCTACACCATTGAGCTGGACGAAAAATTCTGCGATGTTATCGTGAAGCGCTACATCGAGCAGGTCGGTTCCGCTGCAAATGTAACTGTTGTCCGTGATGGCCTCACTTATAAATACGAGGAAATTGCTCCGGTATAATTGGTAAGATCCACAAGCTCTAAAGGCACATAATTGGTACATTTATATCTCAAATATAACTTGCTATTCTGTGCCTTTAGAGCGAATATGTGACTACCAAAATTAAAGGAGGTCATACACCATGACAATTTACTACAAGGCAACAGACCGCAAACCGCTGGTCAAAGCCATCAGCGAGTTCACCGGAGCAAAGCCGGTCTACCTGAAAACTCCGACCTACGCTTACCAAATCGACTACTTTACGGTCACCCGTGAAGGCAACCTTGAGTTTGACGATATGGCTGACAGCGAGGAAATCGAAAAGCTCATCGAAGCACTGGCCCAGCAAGGCTTCATCGCTGAGTCCACCGAACACACCAGCGAACAGCAGGAACTGGTTATCGATGGCGAGGAACCTTTGGAGGATTGCCCTCCGGCATACGCAACACCGGAAGATGAAATCACCGGCATCTGCATTTCCATGCCTCGCAGCATTTTCACCGATGCCAACCTCGAAAACCTGAAAGGCATCATTGCCGCCAAACGCAGCCTTATCTGCAAGGCGCTGGGTACAGACGACCTGCTGCTGGAGATTACCGACACAAAGGTTTCCTTCCCTTGGTTCCCCGGCCAGCCGGATGCAGACAGCGTGAAGGCTTATGACACCTTTATCTGCAAGCTTTGCGAAATGGCCCGAAACCAGAAGCGTGTAAACGGTACCGAAAAGCAGGTCGACAATGAGAAGTACGCTTTCCGCTGCTTCCTGCTCCGCCTCGGCTTCATCGGCAACGAATACAAAACCGAACGAAAAATTCTCTTGAAGAACCTGACCGGGTCTTCCGCATTCAAAAGCGGCGCTAAGAAGGAGGTGTCCAGCGATGAGATTTCCGAATAAGGCAACAGTGGATTTAATCCGCAGCCAGTATCCCGCTGGCACTCGTGTGGAGCTGGTCCAGATGGACGATGCGCAGGCTCCTCCGGTCGGCACACTTGGAACCGTCTGGGGCGTGGATGACACCGGCTCCATCATGGTGCATTGGGACAACGGCTCTGGCCTGAATGTGGTCTACGGCGTCGATGTTTGTCGAAAAGTGTCGAAATAATCTACACAAATATACCGGCAAACATCGTGCAGTATTCTACGATTTATATCGCAGAAATGACTTGCTATTATGTGCTTTTAGAGCGAATATGTGTACACCGAAAGGAAAAAACACATTTTACGGAGGAACAACACCATGAAGAAAATTGAACTTTTTGAAAGAGCTATCGCAGAGCAGGCAAGAAGCCTGAAGGAATACGGTATCAACGGCACCATGTTCTGGGCCTACCGCAAAAGCCTCGACGCAGGCAACGACCTGATTGATTTTAGCGAGGTCATCTGGGGTGAGGACATTGAAGCCATCGCCGACTGCATGAAGGAAAACGGCATCACCGAGTTTACCATCAGCAGCACCTTCTCCAGCCTGATTCCTACCCTCGCAGCCTTTGAGAAGCACGGCTTCAAGATGGACGACATCACTGAGGTCAACGCCAACTACACCGACTGGCAGACCAACCAGAGAGCCAGAATCCCGGCCATCCGCATGATGAGCGTTTAAGGAGGTGCGGAGTATGTGGCACGAAGGTTCCCTGAAAGTATACGATAGCATCTTCCACTACTGGATGAAGGTTTACGACGAACCATCTCAGTATGGTATCAACGGCGGCAAAATCAGCAAGCTGATGCTTAAGAGAAACGGCAAAATCGTATGTAACTACGATAGAGGCTGGGATATCAAACCCAATGACCCGGACACCGAACTTGCGCTGGAGCTTCTGATTCACAGCAACAATTATTAAACCCACGCTAACAAAATAGCCCTGAGACTGAGCTGCAAGGCTCTTTCTCTCGTAGTGCAGCCGACGGGCTGTATTTTTTATGCCCTTTTGAAAGGAGGAAGCGGCGTTTGCGAAAACTGGAAAATTACACACCAACGAAATTTATGGCTGCGGACTCCACCTACAGTAAAGAACTGGCGGATTACGCAGTCAATTTTATAGAATGCCTCTGCCATACCAAAGGTACATGGGCCGGTAAGCCGTTTGAGCTTATCGACTGGCAGGAGCAGATTATACGAGACATCTTCGGTACCATAAAACCGAATGGCTATCGACAGTTTAATACTGCATATATTGAAATTCCCAAGAAAATGGGCAAATCCGAGCTTGCAGCTGCTGTAGCATTGCTACTGACTTGCGGCGATGGCGAGGAACGTGCTGAGGTTTATGGCTGTGCAGCTGACCGCCAGCAGGCATCTATCGTATTTGAGGTAGCTGCCGATATGGTGCGTATGTGTCCTGCGCTGAATAAACGTGTGAAGATACTTGCTTCTCAGAAAAGAATCGTGTACCAGCCGACTAACAGCTTCTATCAAGTTCTTTCCGCTGAGGCATACAGTAAACACGGCTTTAATATTCATGGCGTAGTTTTTGATGAGCTGCACACGCAGCCAAATAGAAAACTGTTTGATGTTATGACCAAAGGCTCCGGTGATGCCCGAATGCAGCCTCTGTATTTCCTGATCACCACTGCCGGTACCGACACCAATTCCATTTGCTATGAAACCCACCAGAAAGCAAAGGATATTCTGGAAGGCAGGAAAATTGACCCGACCTTCTATCCTGTTATTTATGGCGCTGATGAGAGCGACGACTGGACAGACCCGGCGGTCTGGAAGAAAGCCAATCCCTCTCTCGGTATTACAGTGGGCATCGATAAAGTGCAGGCCGCTTGTGAATCGGCGCAGCAGAATCCCGCTGAGGAGAACGCTTTCAGGCAGCTGCGCTTGAACCAATGGGTAAAGCAGGCTGTCCGCTGGATGCCAATGGACAAATGGGATACCTGTGCATTCAAAGTAACTGAAGAATCCCTACGAGGCCGTGTATGTTACGGTGGCTTGGACCTTTCGTCCACCACAGACGTCACGGCTTTTGTATTGGTGTTCCCGCCACTGGACGAGGATGACAAATATGTGGTCCTCCCGTACTTCTGGATACCGGAAGATACGCTGGAACTTCGAGTGCGCCGTGACCATGTTCCATACGATGTCTGGGAGAAACAAGGCTTCCTGCAGACCACCGAAGGTAATGTAGTCCACTACGGCTACATCGAAAAATTCATCGAGCAGCTGGGCGAAAAGTTCAATATCCGTGAAATTGCCTTTGACCGCTGGGGCGCTGTGCAAATGGTGCAGAACCTTGAGGGCATGGGATTTACGGTAGTGCCTTTCGGTCAGGGCTTCAAGGATATGTCGCCTCCGACCAAAGAGCTGATGAAGCTGACCTTGGAACAAAAAATCGCTCACGGCGGTCATCCGGTACTGCGCTGGATGATGGACAACATCTTCGTCCGCACAGACCCTGCTGGAAACATCAAAGCAGACAAGGAAAAATCCACAGAGAAAATCGACGGTGCCGTAGCTACTATCATGGGTCTCGACCGTGCGATCCGCTGTGGCAACAATAACTCTGCCAGCGTCTATGACGAGCGTGGCATACTTTTCATTTAAGAAGGGAGCGTGATTCCTATGGGAATTTTATCTGGAATATTCAAGGCGAGAGACAAGCCCAGCAATGCCACTGCCGGTAGTGCCTACCGTTTTCTGTTCGGCGGCTCCACCTCCGGCAAAGCGGTGACCGAGCGCTCTGCCATGCAAATGACCGCTGTATATTCCTGTGTGCGTATCTTGGCAGAGGCTGTGGCTGGACTTCCTCTCCACCTCTACTGCTACACCGATACTGGTGGCAAGGAAAAAGCCATCGACCATCCGTTATATACACTGCTTCACGATGAGCCGAACCCGGAAATGACCTCTTTTGTGTTTAGGGAAACTCTAATGACGCACCTGCTTCTGTGGGGAAATGCCTATGCACAGATTATCCGCAACGGCAAAGGTGAAGTTGTAGCTCTGTATCCGCTGATGCCAAATCGTATGGTGGTTGACCGTGACGAAAATGGCCACCTCTACTACACCTACTACCGAGGCAACGATGAAACCATCCGTAACAAGGATACGGCAGTTATTTTGCAGCCATCCGATGTGTTGCATATTCCGGGCCTTGGCTTTGACGGTCTTGTCGGCTACAGTCCTATCGCTATGGCAAAAAATGCTATCGGCATGGC